GCTCGTGGTCATCCTGTTCGGATGCGTACTGCTCTTCGCTGTCTGCCCCGTCGCCTTCTTCGGGACTGGCTTCGACCGATTGCTCGGTGTACTCACCAGACGGTTGATCCGTGTCGGACGCAGCGGGAAGTTCAGACTGCAATGCCCCCATGAGGGCGCTCGTTTGCTCGGCGCTTAGCAACGACATGTTTTACGCCTCCTTACATGCAGATAACGCCCTGCACGGCGAGATCACCAGACCCCAATATCGTTCAACACCTCATGGACGGGATCTGGTGAGAAGTCCTCTGAGGTCGCTTCGGAGAAGAGTCGCCCAGTTGCTTGCTCCCACTTGAGCATCTCTTTGACGCCCGTGGGTCGCACTTTGGCGGCAACTTCTTCCACAAGATCATGTACTTGGTCTAGTCCCATAAGCGCAAGTGCTACTGCCATGACCATATCATCATGCTTACCTGAGGGGGCTTCAACCTTACCTCTGGCGTTGAATGCTAGGCTATTCGCCTCGCTGATGAACGCACCGTCGATGACTTCAACTCGGTTGCTGGTGATGAACTGGTAGAGCCTGCTCATCATCAGATTGCGGCTCTTCGAGTTGGTGTTGAAGCCGTAGCGTGGCGTCCACTGGTTCTTCGCTTTGTCCCAGTGCTGATCTCGGAACATGTGGGGGTAGGCCTTAGACATCATGTACTCGATGATCGACAGGCCGTAGCTGTTGCTTTCGATGACAGCCAGGGCCTCGTACTTCATCGCCATGTCGTAGACTTCCTCTTTGTAGTCCGACGGCGGATCCTTGTCGTAGTACGACGCAACCATCTCGATCTTGTTGTCGTTCGTGACGTCGAGGACCATGAACGCTGAATAATCACCACCGGGACTGCCAGAAGCAGTATCAACACCAATCGTGTAGATTCGATACGGCTGAGGCTCTTTGTAAATCTTAATACCACGGGAATACCCTGTGACTGGCCACGGGTCGGGGAAGAACCGCTGTCCGGATGTGACGAAGGCGAGTTCCGCTGTCGCCGGGAACTCCTGATTGAAGATGAGCCAGTTGTTGGCACACTTGGTTCTCAACTGATTAACGAACCAGTTGGACTGCGTGCTGGTGAGCTTGTGCTTCCGGGTGTACTCCCGCTCCTTCTCCGTCAGGTCCTTGAACCTGCAGTGCGGGAGGTTGTAGCGTTCGTCGATCTTCCACCCGAGGAAGATCTTATCGAATCCGTTGTCTTCGCCCCAAAGCTCGTGGGCCTTGTTCAGGCCGTTGGCGGTGGATTCGAAGATGATCGTGGCGTTGGCTCCGCCGGTCTGGAAGAGGGCTGCGATGGCTGTGTCGATGTTCGACCAGAAGGCGTACTCGGACGCGTGGATGTACTGGTAGGTCTGACCACGGAAGCTCTCAGATCCGGCGCTACCGACAACGATCTTCGATCCGGTCTTGAACTCCAGCCTGTTGTCCCGGTTCCTCACTGCTGAGACCTTCATCTCTGCGGGGAGGTTGGAGTACATGAACTGGTACATGGTGAAGAGTTCTTTGGCCGCCGGGTCCGTATGGGCCACGACAGCGACTCTGGTGTTCTTATTAAACAACGCCTTCCACAGGTAGTAGGCGGCGATGACCGTGGATGACCCGAGCTTACGGGCCTTCAGGACCATGGTGTGGTTGTTCCGCATGGTTCGCGAGATGATAAGCCGCTGCGCCTCATTGAGCTTAAGCGGCAAGACCGCCGAGTCCATCCCGACGATCTTGACGTAGTTCTCAGCGAAGTAGTGGAAGCTCTTGGCGCACTTCTTCAGTTCGCTAGCGATGTGGTCCCTGGTATTCAGCACCGGTCACTACTTCATCGGGATTTCCTTGGCGGCAATACGGATAGCACGCACAACCTTGATAGCCTCACCAGGCGTCATCTTGTCCGGGTTTATTTTAAGTTCCCGAAGGATGGCTTTTGCATCACCACCCCGCAGTTGATTCCATTTGATCCTTTTGAGGTCAACCTTCCCGAGCTTTCCGTTACCCTGCATGGCCTCAGCTAGCTTCATCGGGGCTTTCTTGGCTACAGCAGCAGCTTTGCTTTTCTGCTTGGGCTTAGCCTGCTTGGATTCGGCCTTCTTCGGCTTGACATTCTGCTGTTTGGGTTCGGCCTTCTTCGGTTTGACCTGCTTGGGCTTCGGCTGTGGCTTAAACTTCACCTTAGGCGCCAGCCCCTCGTTGCCGACGTTGTAGTCCTTCCCGCCCTTGATGCGGCTGCTCGGCTTCTTCTTTGGACCTTTTTTGTCCGCCAACTTCCTTGCTTGGGCGTACGCTTTCTCGGAAGCCCTCTTCTCAGCCGCCTTCCGGAGTTTCGTCTCAGCACGCTTAGCAGCGGCCTTAGCTTTCTTCTGCGCTGCCTTTTCAGCGGCATCCTTGGCGGCGCCTGCTTCCATCTTAGCATTTCTCGAGAACTTCGGCTTCGAACGCTGAGGCTTGAAGGCGGCCTCGTCAGATGGCTTCTGCTTTGTTGCCTTGGCGCTAGCTTTAGCCTCCCTTTTGGGGGTCGATTTAACACCGACGTTCTTACGCCCCGTAACCTTGCCTTTCTCGTACGTCACCTTCTTATACTTAGGTTCTACGACGCTCTTCTTGACTTGCTTGGCAGCTTCCTTTCGGGTTGCTGTTTTAGCCGCCTGTTCGGCGCCCTTTTCGGCCGTCTCCTTGGCTGCTTCCTTTGCAGCCTTCTGGGCGGCCTTGCGCCGGAACAAACGCTTGCCGCCCTCCTTGGCAGCCTTCTTCGCTCCTTCTTTGGCCAGCAGTGCTCCGCCACCACGAGCAAGCGCACCCAAACCACCGGTAAGCAGTGTTGATCCGATAGCGCCGTAGGTTTCAAGCATCCCCTCGTCAGTCAGGTTTTCCCACCTGTCCTTCCGGCTCTGCCTCTTGCGGGCAATGCCCTGCCGAACCTTAGACTCGGCCATCACCTTCCGGTAACGCTCGGTCTCAGCGGCGGTAGCCTTCCGATCGCCTACCAGCAGGTCGCCGGGCCTCAGGTCTGACACGAGGGCAGCGATCTTGCGCCGTTTCTCCTCTGGGATGTCGTATTCCTTGCCCTGGTGGGTCACCTTGCCGGTCTGCGCATAACGAGCAAGCTGCTTGATGTTCTCTTTTGACAGGCGTTTGGGGGCGGCCATGGTCTCAGTGCTCCGTTTCGGATTCGAAGTATGCGCCGACGGCCCCGATAAGGACGCTTTCGACGATGCGGTCCCGCAGCTTCTGGCGTGAATCTTCCATCATGATGTTGTGGAGGTCGCTCAGGACTTTGACGAAGCCCCGGCAGAAACGCTCCATCTCCTTCGGGTCCTCATCGATTTCGGGGGGGAAGGTTTCGACCCATTCTCGGGCCTTGGCGATGTAGTCTGCGGCCCCTCGCTGCTTCTTCCGGAACATGGACCGGTTGAGGCCTGAGAGGAAGTCATCGAGGTGGGTGAGTTCGATGCGGGTGATCTTGTAGGTGGCGCCGTAGGACTGCTCGCCAGTGATCGCCTTGGTCTCGTTGCGCCCTTCGAGGGCCGTCATGCCTGCCAGGTAGATACTATTGAGGGTCTCAGTGATCCGGAGCTCTACGTTGCTGCTGTGCATACGGAGTTTTACTTGTCGTTGGTTCATCTACTTCACCAAAAAATTCTGAACGGCGAACTGGATCGCCGGTAGCAGCAGGACGATGATGGCTGTCTGCCTGTTCACGGTGGCCTCGAGGGTATCGAGCTTGTCACCGAGCTTCTCGGTGCGCCGCTCAGCGTCCCTAATACGCTCGGAGTTGCCTCGGATAACTGCCTCTGAGCGAGCCATCCTAGTTTCCATCGTTTCCGTGCCCATCACCATCTCCACTCAAGGCCAGCGACGGCCTGCCATTTTGGCATGTCCCCTCGCCATCCCCCTGAAACTTCTGCGGCTGCTGTAACATCAAGTTTTCTCCTGATCCGGTGACGAACACCAGCGCGAGCATTCCACCCAGAATCATCCCCGATAAGAGACAAATCAAGCCCACCAGAATCAAAAGGGTCGAGACGTACAGGTCTCAGCCCTCCGAGTCCTCGGGCTTTCCCGAGGCAGCGGCCTCCAGAGCCGCACGGCGCTGCTTGGCCACGTCTTCCATGCTGATCCCCAGGATGCCAGCCACAGCACCAAGAAC